TTCCTCTAGCTGCGATTTTAAGACCTCTTTCATCAGTCAGTGCAGCAATGTCAATCAATGCTTGCTCTAACGATGTTTCGTTAAGGTCTGCTTGTGTAGTAAGCGTGTTTGAGAAAGTACCAGCGATCGTTGGGTGTGCTGTATTGAACAAAGATACTGCATCACCAGAATCAAAGTTGTCAGTTGTTGGCAACCCTTGATTTAGTGGATTAGCAGCTTTGATCTGTTTAGCATTTGCCATTGATCTCGCTAGCGCTTTTGTATAACGAGACGATAGTCTGTCATACAGGTTATCTTCCATTGCTTCTTCAGTTAAAGCGAATGCAAGAGCTACTGTTTCATTAGTATATCTTGCAGTAAATGTTTCTTGAGCATTGTCATAAGCAACTGCTGAACCCTCAGGTTTAACATATGCGTTAGCAAAGCCGGATAACATTACTTCTTCTTCAAAAGCTCTGTCAGATGATTCAGTAACATAAATTTCTTTATGCTCCTGGTCGTATCTTTTATACTCGAGTCCGAACAAGGCGTTTAAACCTGGCTCAAGCTCTTTTACGAGTTGTTGTCTTGATATTGCCATAATTTATTCTCCTTAAATTCCATCGTAGTTATGCCCAAACAAATGCTGATCAATCATCACACGCCAATTTACATTAGCGGCTGTTAAGTCAGAATTTGCAGGATCACGAGATACGCCTATGATTTTCAACACAGCAGCAGTAGCTGATAATGTAGCATCTGCTAGTTCCATGCTGGAAACCCCGTTTGTAGTACTACCACCAGCGGGAGTTGATAAATCCGCACACATGAAAACATCAGTTTGAGCTGATGCAGCTGTGTTGTCTGATTGAATTTCAAACAATTGTTGTGGATTATCATAAACAAAAGCTTCCACTGCACCACTTGATGGTGGAGTGATTCCTCCTGGATAATAGTTTTTAAACGTAGGTTTCAATGTTGTTGGGTCAATATAGAATGTTCCCCAGAACGCTCCCACATTTGTAGTACTAGCTGCAGCAGATATATCGACGTAACCGTCGTTTTTACCTATTGCCATAGATCCTTGATATAATACGCTGGCATCGCCAGGTAATATCTTATGTGAACTCATTCCAGTGGAATCATCGGCTTGTCCCAGCGTTTTTAATGGTCTAAGACCAAACGCGGCATCTTGATTTGCCATAGTTGTTTCCTCCGTGTGTCACCTGTCCCGATGGGGACCTCCAGTGACGGTTAATATAAATTCGTTGATTAGTATTTGTTAAAAAACTCCTACTTACCACCGAAAGATTTGCTAGAGCGGCTATCATAACTGATAGGCATGCTCGGGTGCTGATCCTTCAGTAAATCGGATTTGACAGCATCGTCTCGTTCTTTCGCTTTATCAGCGTAGTACTTTTGACGTGCTTCGGCGATCTCTGTTGGTATTCTGGCCAGCAACAGACCTCCAACTCCAATGACCCCCTTATGTTTGCCGGTTTGTACGACTGGATAACCTTTGTCTTTGTACTCTGACGCCATAACTAAAACATATCCTGATCTTAATTTACCAGCAATATTTTTAGTGTCATCAAAGCCCAGACTTTCAGCTCTTATCCATCTGTGTCGAAAACCATCCGGCGCAGCGGGTGCATCTAAAGATGAGGGTGGTGTCCATTGAACAGGTCGCTTTGTAGCTTCCCGTGTCTCGGACGCGCGAGGGTCTTTTTTAACTTCTTCTGTAACTTGTTTAGTTTCAGTTTTAGTTTTTTTCATATGCATTACTCCTCTATTACGTTTAATTGTTTAGCATATTCTTCAAGTGGCACATTCAGTTTTTTAGCAATTGCTACTTGTGATGATGTGAGTTTCACAGTTGTGCGACCAGTACCTCTTTTAACGTTTCGCGTAGCTGATGCTACAGTTTGTGTAGGTTTAGTCGTTTGTTCGGCTACATTACCAAATTTGTTGGGGAATTCAAGCTTTATTCTTCTATCCAATTCTCCATAATAATCCTCAGATTGAGGATCGTAACCTTCCTCTTCAACCAATTTTCTGTGCATATCAAACGCAGTGTAAGTCATAGCATTATTACTGCCAAACCACTTGTTTTTCTCTGCCCATTCAGTTGCTCTCGCATCTGGTTTTGGTCTCGGAGACTGTTCTTGTCGAATATTAGTTTGTTGATTAAATTCACTCTTCGCTTCTTTTTTAGGTTTTTTGGCCTCTTGATTAATCTTCATTTCAGCCAATCTTGCTTCTTCATAACCAAGTTTAGCAATCTCTTTTTGTGCATCCACTTCGTCGGTTATATTTCCAGCTTCTCTCGCAGTTGTTAGTTTTCCCTTCGCTGCTTCAAGACCAGAAGTAATTCGATTTTCCATTTCAGATACATATCCGGTATCTAATTTAGTTAATCTTTCTTCTAGAGATTTTTTATCACCCAGAACGGAACGAGCATAACGTGTTGCTTCATCTCTTTGACGTTCAGATTCACGCATACGTTTCGTAAGTTTAGCGATTCTTTTTTTAACGCCTTCCCCATACTCTTCGAGTTCTTTTTCTTTAGGTGCTTCTGTTTTAGGTGCTTCTGTTTTAGGTGCTTCTTGTATAAGTTCTTTAGTTTCTGTTTCTTTTTTGGGTGCTTCTTCTTTTATTTCTACTTCACCTTCCGGTTTAACTTCAGGAACCGCTACGTCTTGGGCTCCTTCTTTAACCGTTTCTTCAGGTAAAGTAACTTCCACAACAGGTCCATCTGATGGCAAGTCTATTATCTTATCTTTTTCTTTTTCTTTTTCTTTTTCTTCGTTTGGCATAGTTCCTCCCTATGGTTAATATTCATGCAAGATATCCTCTGGATTCTTGATGGTTGCTAACACTTCATCGTCGTTTAGCAGACGAACTTCGCCACCTTCTATTTTTATTCGAGAGCCTGCATAACGTGCAAACATTACCCAGTCTCCTACTTTACACCATGCTCCGTTAGGAAATCGATCTTTATCCTGATAGGCATGGGGTCCTACCGCTAAAACATTTCCACATTGAGAAGCCACTTGTTGGCGTTCTAATGTATCTTGTCCCATATAAACTCCACCTTTTGTTTTTTCCTTCATTTTAAAAGGTAGTATTAATATTCTCCAACCTGTGGGTTGCGGTAATTTTTGAGATTCGTGTGTGACTTCTTTGGTTTTTTTAACGCCGACTAATTCTGTTTTAGGAATTTCAAGTTTTGTTTTTACTTGAGATATCGATGACTGTTCCTGTGTTTTCATTGTCTTGTGGCTCCTTATTTGTAAGCAGGGTAGAGATTTCCTGTAAAATGGCTTCGTAAGCACGAAGTTGTCCTACCATATATTGGTATTTTTCATAATTGTCAACCTGTCCGTTTAACAGAAAGGTTTGCACATTTCTTTGTGATTCTTCAACTTGTTTTTTGAGTGTGTAAATTAAATTTACGCCGTCCATTATGATTTTGTAAAAGCGCGGCCTAATCCTCTAAGAGCAGCTCCTCCACCTTTGAAACTTCTTACGGGTACGCCACCACTAGGATAACCAAATCTATTATTTCCTAGAACGGGTTTGTAACCTGATACTTTTGTCAAGCCACCATTGGCTAAACCAATGCGACCTCCTTTTGCAGCTTTCTTTCTATCCTTAGCCATTTCTCTAAATGTTTTAGCTAGATTATATCTTTTAGTACCTGGCGGACATGTTTCACTTCCAAACTTCTTGCCTGTGCAAGGTTTGTCTTTCCGCATGTTCTTTGTTGCTTTCTGAATCCAGTTATCATCACCATTACCATTACTACCTTTTTTATATCCTTTACGGACTTTAGTAGATCCCGGTTTCTTTGCTGTACTTCTAAAAAATTCTGGCATTAATCCTCTTCCTTACTACATACACATTTTCTTTTAAAGAGTCCACCTTTTCTATGAGAACATGTACCACATTTCACACCCAAAATTCTATTAATTAATTTGATCATTTTTTACCACCATTCCTGAAGATCTGTGTACCCTTTATTCCAAATACGCTCGCCACGACGAGAATCCATAAATTTGTGAACCATTTTGGAAGGTTAGAAAAATACTCGAAAAAGATCTCTATCTTTGCCATCGCCGCCGGATCCTCTGTCCAGACCGACCAGGCGAGCACAATTATCGGGAGTGTCAAAATCGCCAAAACGATCTCGTCCTTATAATCTGCTTGACGGGCTTCTAAAAGTTTGCCCTGGTAAGATTCTTCCCCACGAGCTTGTTTTTCGGCATGTAAAAGCTGTGCATCAGACATAGCCATCTTTGCTCGTTGTCTGTTAGCGTAAATTTTACCGCCTGCTTGTAGGGCTAATTTTGCTAGACCAAACCAGGCCATATTAGTACCAAGTAGCTTTAACTGGCTTTTTATCTTTTCTAAGAGCTCGAGTACCTTTTACAGTAACCGTTTGAGATTCTGTTGGATCAGTTGCTTCAATTTTTTTAGCTTGTGCATAACCATCTTTTCCAGACCAAGGGTCCTTCTTAATTTTTGGTTCTGCAACGTAACCAGATCCTATTTGCCAATCCTTAGTCATTAAGCTAATCCTCCACCTCTGAAGGCTTTACCTAATCCTCTTTTAGCAATTCCGGCAGCTTTAACACGTCCACCTTTTTTAAGCTCTCCGACAATTCTTCTTTTTTCGTCTCTTAGATTTCTTTTACCTTTTGAAGTGTATGCTTTTTCAGCATCCACACGACCTAATTCTTCCAGTCGATTTTCTCTTCTAGTGTTTGCCATGATTATTTGTCCATTGTTCCGACAGCAGAATAAGCTCTTTTAC